GGTGTGATAACAATATTTGTATATTTTTCAGTTACGATATTATAAGAATCAAAAGTCCATGTTGCATCTGTTATGGAACCAATTAGTTTTTGACCTGATATAAAATTACCATCCAAATTACTCACTGTTAATTTTAAATTTAAATAATCCCAGTGAACAATCCTTGCACTTGCTGTTGCAAAAGCAGGAGATGCTCCTTGATATACCAATTCTCCTGTTTGATAATTACCTGTTCCAAGAGGTGTAAGTGAAAATATCACAGTATCTTTATCTGATATTGTATTGTATATATTAGTAATGGATGTTTTAATTACATTAGCTGTAGATGTTGCACCAAATATAAAACCTTTGACAGTGAAATTTAATGTCCAAATTACAGACCTTGTATCTGAACTATAATCACCTTCATAATTCACTTCATATTTTGAATCTTTTAAAATAACAGGAACTTCTTTGATAATACCCATCTCAGGAATCATGTTAACTTTAATTGTATAATCTGGTGCAAAAAATGGCAAAATGTGTTCGATGATTTGATTTCCGTCTTCAATGTTTCTTACATACAGATACAAAGAGAAATCAAAATTATATGGAACAGGAACATATTGAGAAGAAGTTACGGCACCACTTTGATTGAATTGTTTTATATTTGTCATTTGTTTCCTGGTGGAATCATATGACAGGCCATTCATTTCATATGACATTCTTGGTAATGTCATCATAACTTTCTTGTCAAGATTTGGGTCACCTTGAATACGCATTACATACAATTCTTTTGTCGCATATTCAATAGGAACAATAAATCTTTCTTGTTCAGTATCATCAGCATTATAACGAACCATTGTGATATTTTTAAATAAATCACCAAAAGCAACAGTTATCTTTCTTATCATCCTATTGTAATAAACATTTGCCATTATAGACCACCAATCGGATTAGTTTCTGCTGTGTTTATATAAGTGTTACCTTCTGATTGCAATAGACTATTGGAATATGGTTCAAGATGTCCTGGATTATCCAAAGGATCATATGAAGATAGTCTAAAATTAGCATTACTTGAATGTCCAATTATATTTGCACCATCAACAAACTCACCTGAAATGTATATAACAGAAAGTGTATTTGTTGAAGGAATCCATGTTTGAACTGTAGCAATAGTTGTCGCATTTGCATATGTGCTATCAGCTGATTGGTATACCAATTCTTTGAGTGTATACGAACCTGTACCTGCACCAACATTTAAGTGCAATGTATATGCAGAATCGGAAGAAGCAACATCTATATCTGCCATACCAGTAGAAATAACTTCTTGTGAATACTTGAATTTTTCCATTTCTAGTTCATAGTAGTATGGATTTCTTCTACCTAATGTGAATCCATCTTTGTTTTGGTCAACGTATTTGATTTCATATAATTCACCACCACCATTTAAGAATGGAACGTAAACCAAATCACCTTCAAGTGGTCTCATATAGGTTGTTTGTGGTGTTCTTTGATAGAAAGCTTTGCGAGAAACCAATACATGGACTTGATTACGAATTTCTAAACCAAATTTGGAAAAGAAATCTTTTTGTCCTTCTGTTCCCATAACACTAGACAAATACATTTCAACAGGAAATGCTGTGTTGAATTTCTTTACAGGATCTTCACCGTATAATAAATCTCTTGCTACTGAATTATCATTAGGAATATAATACGCATCAAAGCCTTGAATCTTAATTGATTCAGAAATTAAATCATCAACCAGCCTCTGTTCAGAGTATTTGGCTTTGTAGTTGTTAAAATATGATGATGTTGCCATTTTAGTTCATCATAAATTCTAATGCACCACCGTAATTGTTTTCCATTTCTTGATGCAGTTGTTTTATTTCCTCAACAGCTTCATCGAATACTTCTTTACCGTTTAATGTAATTCCACCAGGCAGTTGAATACCACCAAACTTCTTCATGTTCTCACCCCAATTTTTCTTAATTAAGGCGGTAGCATAAAGTTTAAGGAAACGGTCTTGCCAAATACCTGGATATGATGTTGGATTAATACCACCATAAGCCTCAGCAACAACTACTGTTCCAATTGGAGCTTCTTGGTTACCCCAAGCCCAATCGATATGCAACCTTTTTGTTATTCTATTCCAACGAATTGGAACAGACCCGGTGAACATCAATTCAATATCACGCAGATGTTGTTGTGTTAAAACGTAATTGACATAGGACGCTGATGTGAAGTCATACAATTCATTTAGACGGAGCTGGTATCTAAGGTCAAACATGTTAACATTTGCCTGAGAATCAGATACTGGAAATATACGAGATATACCAACAATTTCTATTTTGTTATTGCTTTCATCTTGAACACCTGATGCATCCAAATATCTATTATTAATATCTTGTTGTGTTACTGAATGAATCCAATAAAACTTTTGAGTACCATCGAAATGATAATCTTGCCAATATTGAATTGCATCGTCTACTCTATCTTCAATCTGGTCAGGATCCATGTTAATATCAATAACAGGTGCACCTAACCTACGAAGGCAGTAATCTATAAATTCTTGTCTATTGTTAATGGTCGGCATTGAAAAACTCCTATTATGTCCTATTTATCCATAACAATAGTCATTAGTTTTTTAATTACCCCAAGGAAGTCCAGATTCTTTCACTGGATTTTTTAATGCATCAATTTGTGATTGTAAGCTAGATTCAACAGATTCTTTATCAACGCCGTTATCCCAACACCAATCAAGAACTTCTTGTTCAGTTACTTGATTGTAGGGGATAGTTGGAGTAGATGCAGAGAATCCGCAAGTGCCATAAGAACCAGCAGTATATTCACCATCAACAGCTGTTGCTGTCCAATGTGCGGTGGTGATAAAACCATCTGCTACCAAGTAGTCAGTTTGTTGAATTTTCCAAGTTGTAGTAGTCATAATTAACCTTTCGTTTATAATGATTTAATAAATGTTTGATAATCTGCAATAACCTTATCTGTCCATGCAGCTGCAGCGATTGCTTGCACATTCGATGGCATTTCAGATATGTCTTCTCCAGGAGCAAATGACCAACGATGGTAAGAAGATGATAGTTGATTACCATCTTCCATGATTCTTGTTATTTGACGAACATGTAAAATACCTTTTTCGGTAACTTCAATCTTATCAATTGCCTGTTCTTTTGTTAAACTCATTTTATTTTCCTTTGATTAAGCACTTGCCATATAAATTATGGTTCCACTAAGATATGTTGTTTGTGATGTAACAACGCCACCACCTATATAGACATTTACATTTGTAGTGGTACCTTGTGGGTCAAACCCACCATTGTTAGTTGCTAAACTATTTGCTCCCCAAAATCCACCATTCATGACGCCGCGCGGGCCTGTTACCACGGTAAAGGGTAGACCTGTGACTTGTAATGTGGTACCGGCAGTTCCTGAATTTCCGCCGTCAAAATCGACCCAACAAATTACTAAACTACCAATTTTTCTGTAGTAACCATTTTTTACTGTAAATGTACTAGAGGAACCATTATTTACACAGTTAGGAGTAAAGGTACCTTCTTCATAATCATCTAGAGTATTTGGATCGGTAGATGCTGACTGTGAAGCGGGAAATGCAATACCCGTTCCAGATGATGCCGCGGTGCCACCAAGGCCCAGTCCATATGCATTGATACGAGCTCGTTCATTATTACCGGTAAACCATGCATGATATAAGCTTCCAACACTCTGTTGATAAAATAAACCAGAATAAGAGGATAACAAAACATCATTGTTTCCAGAACGATATTTAAGATACCTATCGCCGTTTGCACCCAGGAAATAACTAGAGTCGGATGGAACGTTTATGTCTCCGTTGACATCCAGTTTGTATGCTGGTGAAGTAGTACCAATACCAATATTACCGGCAGAAGTGATACGCATCCGTTCTGAGCCAGCAGTTAAAAACGCCATTGCGTTTGGCGTGGCATTTGTTGAGTTGAAGTAGTTGATGCCTCCAAGGCTTGTAGTTGTAGTGTCAGTAAAGATAATTTGATTAAAGTTAGCTGCAGGACTTTTTAATGTAATAACAGCATAATCTGTTCCTTCAACAACTAGTTTTGTATATCCATTAAGAGAACCAGTACCGTTTAATGCTCCAACATGCAATAATGCTGCAGGTGAAGTAATTCCAATACCCACTTGACCACTTGAATTCATAAGCATGCCAAGCGAACCTCCGCCATGCTTAAAATTTAATGCTCCACCGCTTGTTCCATAGATTTTAGGACTACCGTTATCTGAAGACCATGTTATACCATAACCATTTTGAGTAAATACAAGGTCGCTTGTTTTTGCTAGAGTTAATTGAGATACTGGCGAAGTAGTACCAATACCCAAGTTACCACTGGAATCTAGGATCATTTGGCCTGTAGTACCATTGGTTGCAAAACGAATTCCTTTTCCAGCAGTTTGTGCTTGAATAGTAATATCACCTGTACCATAATTAGCGTCACCAAATGACTGGCCAGTTAAAACAATTCTTGCTGCTTGTGTGCCAACAACCATATTAATTGCTTCATAACCACTGGCAGATGTATTGGTTAACCTAAGTATATCTGAACCACCAACAATGTCTAATTTGTTTGTTGGTGAAGCAGTACCAATACCTATATTCTGATTCGAATCTACCAATAAAGCTTGTGTACCATTGGTAGCAATCGATACTTGGTTATTAGCTGGATAATAAAGACCTGTAGTTGTGCCTCCAGTTCCACCTTGTACTGCTGGAGCTGTTGTACTATTATCTGTACCATTAAGAACAAGAGTCATTGTGTTACCTCATCAGCGGGTTGTGGTGTGTTGCCTTCAGCAAGCCATGCAAGGTAAGCTTGGTAGTCGGTGTTGGCTGGGTCAAAGGGGATAAGAGCGTTGTCCAATAGACGCTGCACACATTCCCAATTTCCGCTTTTATATAGTTTGTACATTTATAACTCCGAAGACAAGGTAATTTTTGCATATGGCGCAGTACTGCTTGGATAAACCTCAAATTTTCCAAGACTAGTAACAGCAACCCTTACTGTAATTGCAGTAGTTCCAGCATGAACAAGAGATGGGTCTCCACAATTTGATTTGTACCATGTTCCACTTGTTGTGCCTGTTGGAGTAGTTCGCATTTCTACTGGAAGTGGATAAACAGTATTCATGTCACCACTTCCGTATCCTTGAAAATTAGGAGAGCCGTTTTGCCCTCCGTAAATTTGAAAATATCTTGAGCATAATTGAAATTCTGTTGTTATTGAACGGTAATCAAACGATGTGGCTGTGCTGCCTTTTTCTAGCTGTACGCCTGTAATGTAAAACGTGGCTGCGCTGGTTGCTACCAAATTAGTTGCGCCTGTAGGGGCATAGTAACTGGATGTAGTCCATGATCCAGCAGCACCTATAAAATTAGAGCCTGTCCCCATTGAAAATAATACTTGAGGGCCGCGCCCATTTGTGGAGTTCCATGTGCCTATAGTCGGCCCTGCAATGGTTACAGTTTTTTGTTCCCAAGTATTTGCAGCAGAGATAGTGTATGTAAAAGCGTAGAACGCAGTACCAGCAGCGCCTTCAACTATGCTGCCGCCAAAGGTACCTGTTAACGAACTGCGAACCCAAAAAGAAAACGTAATTGTTGCAGCGCCAGAAGCGCCCCAACCTAGGTCGGCAATGTTGTAGCCTTCAATAAATTGCTGAATACCAATTACGTCAGTCGCCGCTACGGTATAAGCGGAGGTTGACGTAACGCCAAGATAGTATTTGTAGCCCACTGGTGGCGTGACCGAGTTCACATTTTGCTGTACGTTAAACCGTGCGGCTCCTGAGTTGTTTTGCACCGTCCAGCGGTCAACCGTGTACACCCCAGTAGTTCCACTAACACTCGCCCCAGCATTGCGTTGGTCAATCACCATTGCGCCGTTGATGATGCGGTTTTTGAATCCAAACGTGTTGGCTGCTGATACATAACCTGTTGGTAAAGCCGATGCACTAGCTGCGCCAACTAATAAATTACCACCAGTTAATATCATTTGAGCTGATGATGTTCCTCCATTATTATAAGCAGAGAAATTCAAATTTGCAACAGATGAAGTTGCAGCAGTAGTCCATATCCTTGCAGCATCAGATGTATTAAATCCATTAGAATTGTTTACACCAAATTGAAGCAATGGTGCTGGAGATGAACCACCAGATGTATCTTGAATAGATATTTTTGCAGAACCGGCAGTAGATGAAACAACAGACAATAGACCATAAGTGCTAGGTGAGTTTGTACCAATACCCACATTACCAGTGGAATCAATACGCATCCGTTCAGATGGATTGCCACCATTGGGCCTAGTTGCAAATATCAAATTGCCATAGCCTGCGCCTTCAAGTTGGCTAGAAATATAAGAAATGCCTGTTGATGCATTGCCAAGACTAAACATCATCTTAGCTTCTGAACCAGCGCCAGTTGTTGTAGATACCAAACGCAGCGTTGTGTTGTATGCGCTGCCTGATGTTGTGGTGTTGCTAATTGAGACCTTTTCACCATCTCCTGTTACGCCAGTTTGCCCAATCAATACGTTGCCACTGGAGTCAATACGCATCCGTTCTACGTTATTGCCCGTCCTAAACTGATAGGTGCTAATGCCCGTTGAGCCGCTGGCGAGGTATCCAAAAATTGCGTCATTGCTTCCAGTAAAAATTGGAAAGCCAACAGCCGCACCAGTTGAATCTTTTACGCCAAAGTATTGGTTATTTGACAATAAGGCATTTCCAGCTACTTCTAACTTTTGTCCAGGCGAAGAAGTACCAATACCCACGTTCTGGCTCGTGTCTACGGTTACCGCTGTTGTTCCTGCCGTTTGTAGAGCAAGAACTCCAGAGGCGTCTGCGGTTTGAACTAAACCACCACTACCACTATTACTTGCATTAATTATTGTTGTCATTTTATTTTGCCTCCAATGCCGCGATACGGGCGGTTAGGGAAGTGATGAGGGCTTGCTGTTCTTGGATAGCTGCTGTCAAAGTTGCGACAAGAAACGATACATCAATGCCTTGATATGCAGGGTTGCCATCAGCATCTAAAGCGTCTTTGTCACCTGATACACAATCCGGTACTACCTCTTGCAATTCATGGGCAATAAAACCTTGTCCATCTTTGCCATCTGTTTTCCATTTATAAGTTACCGGCTTGAGCAATGCTACTTTTGCCAATGCGCCCACCATTGGGGAAATGTTTTCTTTGAGTCGATAATCAGACGTTGTGTTATATGAAGTATTACTTCCACCGTCTGAACGAATAGCACCAACATACGAGCCATTTCTTACAAAATCAAACCAAGCAAAACCATTTGCAACGGCTCCAGCAGCCATAATTCCGCTTCCATTAGAGGAAAATTGAGGGCCAACACTTGTGCCAGTTGATGTTTTTCCAATCAACACGTTACCGCTGGTGTCAATACGCATCCGTTCTGTATTGGATGTTCGGATAATAAGCGGATGTGCGCTAAGCGAACCGACAATTGACGCACTATATGTATTGTCTGCTGTTAGCTGAGTTCTGACAGTTCCGTTATAAACATAAACTTGTGTGTCACCGCCAGCAGATTGAAAGTTTGCCAGCAACGGTGCGCCGCTAGATGCCGTGCTTTGCACATCCAATTTATATCCCGGTGAAGTAGTACCAATACCTACATTACCACTAGAGTCAATAACTTGGCGCACATTGCCATCACCGTCCGACAGCACGATGTAGTTGCTGCCAGTAGCAGAGATGGGAGCAGTAGAGCCGCTATAACGACCAATGATGGTATTTTTAGCGCCAGTTGTAACGCCCGAGCCGGAACTTTCACCAATAAATGTATTTGTGGTTCCAGTTGCCGCTACGCCGCTGTTATTTCCTATGTATACGTTATAGCCACTTGTGTCTGCATATCCTGCTTTAGCCCCAACATATACACTACTTGGCCCTGTTAGATTGCTATACCCAGCTTGATACCCCACTGCGGTACTGTTGCCGCCGGTGGTGTTTGAATAAAGAGCATAGTTTCCTATAACAGTATTTTGCGCTCCAGTGGTATTCACCTTTCCTGTGTACAATCCCATTGCAACATTGTTAGAACCGGAAGTGTTTGCGTTCAGTGATTGATAACCAAAAGCATAATTGTCAGCGCCAGTATTGTTGTACAGGGCTTGATAGCCAATGCCGTAGATATTAGTTCCGGTATTGTTGAATAGGGCTTGGTAGCCTATTGCAAAGTTGTTGGATCCAGAAGAATTGTAACCAGCTTGAGATCCAAGTCCTATTTGATTGCTTCCCGTACTAGCGTAAAAAGACTGATACCCAACGGCGGTGTTGTTGTTGGCAGTGGTGTTGGCTTGGAGGGCTTCTCTGCCAACAGCGGTATTTCCTCCACCAGTGGTGTTTGATTTAAGGGCAAAATACCCTAGTCCAACAAGCGAGTCGCCAGTGGTGTTTGAGTACCCAGCCTGATACCCAACAGCGGTGTTGCTTGGGCCAGTGGTGTTTGACCCAAGTGCGCCTGCTCCAACGGCAATGTTGTAGTTTCCCGTGGTGTTGTTTCGCAATGCAGCATTAACGCTGCCATCATACCCACCAACGGCTGTATTTGAGACACCAGTGGTGTTTGAATATAGAGCTTGCGTACCAAATGCCGTAAGTGTTCCAGTGGTATTACTGTACCCAGCTTGATACCCCACAGCGGTGTTGTTGCTGGCGGTGGTGTTGGTTGAAAGTGCGTAATATCCAATGGCTGTATTATTGCCTCCGGTCGTATTTGCATCTAACGCAAGCGTACCAACAGCAGTGTTGTTGGAGGCTGTGGTGATAGCCCGTAATGCTCGCAACCCCACACCGACGTTTTGGTTACCAGTTGTGATGTTGTAAAGCGCCGATGCGCCAACTGCCGTATTTTCAGCAGACGTTGTTCCGTACAACATTGCGCCAGCACCAACCGCCGTGTTTCTTGCGCCCGTGGTATTTAATTGAAGTGCAGATGTGCCAATGGCAACAAGTTCAGTGCCTGTAGTGTTGGAGTTGGCTGCGTTGTGTCCAATTGCTACATTTCCCCCAACGGTATTGTTGTAGAGTGTGGAGGTACCAATTGCAATATTTTGTGTTCCTGTTACGTTGGTATAAAGGGCGTTTGCTCCTACAGCTATGTTTGTTGTACCCGTGGTATTTTTATTCAAAGCAGCCGAACCAACAGCTACGTTGCTGTCTCCTGTAGTAGTAGCTGCCAAAGCATTTGCACCCACCACCGTATTGGTAGCCACAGCACCAGCGCCTTGACCTAACGTAAGGCCGTTTATCAAAGCATCCGAATTAACTTGAAGATAGTTTGCACCTGATGCTGAAGATGTTCCAATAAGTAATCTACCACTGGAGTCAATACGCATACGTTCTACAATACCTCCCGCAGAACCGCTTGGAGTTGTCCAAAACTCAATTCTTCCCGGTGTGCTATTTAAGGCTGGTGTACCATCTGCTGAAAATCTTACAAGAGTGTTGTCATAAAATGCTGCTCCATCATAAAGTTGTGAGCCAACTCGACCTGTGGATCTGTTAGCACCAACCAAGGTAGGAGATGCTGCGGTTCCATTGGCCTTTCTAAATCTGACAAAGGACGAACCATTACCATCAACGGTGGAATACTGGTCAAAATCAAATATTGTTGCAACTACCGCAGTCGTTTCTGTGACCGCATTAATAACAGTAGTAGTTGCGCCAATTGAAGATTGTTGTAAACTTAATTTTGCTGCTGGTGAAGTAGTACCAATACCCACGTTCTGGCTTGCATTCACCGTAAGCGCAGTTACGTTATTGCCTGATTGTAACTGTAATGTACCAGAAGAATCAGCACTTGTTTTAAGTCCTGGTACTCCTGATACTAATCCTGAATCTGCTGATATGATGCTAGCCATTAATTATATTCCTTTGGGACTATTTAGATTCATTTTGGCCATGATGATTACGGATGAGATGCTTTGTAGGCATCAAATTCTGCTTTGAGTTCTTGGATGGCTTTCATCAGCGCATACTGCAAGTCCGTCTGGTAGATGGACAGGCGCATCTTAGAGCCATCCCTTTCCGAAGACCAGTCAGACTCCATAACCAATTCAGGAGCTACCGCTTGAACATCTTGGGCAACAACACCCAAAGTCAAACCGGGGTCTTCTTCTGTGTTTTGGTCAATGTAGTTGAACGTCTGAACAGGTATAGCGCAGATAACATCAAGGTATGGCTTGGCTGGCGCAAAGTTTGTTTTTTCTCTGCGGTCAGATAAGTTGACATTGTTACCCGAGTAGTTAGCAATACCGCCGTTGGAGCGAACAGTCATCCTTGTTTGTGCGGGGTCATTACAGAACAAGAATTCACTGCCCGTATTGTTGGGCGTTGCAACAGAGTAATTTACAAAAATACCGCCGGGGGTTGCGTTGGAGTTTCTGAAATAAACCATCTGGTTTGCAGCAGAACTTAAAACACCAAGTTTTTCACCCGACAATTGACTTGTAGTACCCACCAGCAAGTTGCCACTGGAGTCAATACGCATCCGTTCATTTCGTGAGTTTCCACCTGTACAAAAAGAAATTCCATCATAGCCGTTAATGCTCAATCCATCTGCATTGGTATCGCCGCTGTGGTCATAGGCGCAAATAGACAAGTTAAAAATGTCGCTGGCAGTTTGACCAAGACCCGCTCTAAAGTTCAATACGCCGCCAATATTAGATGTTAGGCTACCAGAGGTAAATAAAGTCAAACCAACGCCGTTTAGTGTGGTTACAGAGCTTGTACTACCAACATTCAATTTATAGTTTGGTGAACTCGTACCAATACCCAAATTTCCACTAGAGTCAATACGCATCCGTTCTGCGGAGTTTGTTTGGAACGACATATAGTCGCTGGAGTGGTTGTAGCGAATAGCACCATTTTCACTACCACCGCTTCTCGCAAACCAAATAAAGCCATCACTATTTGAAGCTGAATAGATTTGAATATCTGTCCTTGCCCCTGAAGTTTGATTTCCAAAATACGCAACAGTCTGACTACCAGCTGCTGCTGTTACATGGAGCTTTCCGCTTGGCGAACTAGTACCAATCCCCACATTGCCGCTAGAGTCGATACGCATACGCTCTGTATTGCTGGAGGTCGTTGTACTACTACCTTGTTGAAAAATTATGCTTCCAACTGTTGCACCACAACCAATGTAAGTATTTTCAAAAGTTCCATTGTCCACTGTTATACGAGGCACACTTCGCATCAACACACCACCCAAAGTACCAGAGGGGCCACCTAATATCGACAAGTTGTACCCTGCTGTAGTAATTTGTATACCACCATTCGTTACATCTAATTTAGAACCCGGAGAACTAGTACCGATCCCCACGTTGCCACTGGAGTCGATACGCAATCGTTCTGTACTTCCAGTAAACAACTCCATTGCATCATTGTTCGGGTCGTACAAAATTTGACCGTTTGTGGTAGCGCCAGACTTGCCCATATAGATATAACATCCACCTGGAGTCGCCGCTTGAGTTATCAGTGAAAGTGTTGAACTTTGAGACGTAGAGGCGTTCTCAATAATTAACTTGTTTTCAGATCCGTTGGCTTTATAAAGATGCAGTCTGTTGCCCGGAGCTCCAGTACCAATACCCACGTTCTGGCTTGTGTCTACAGTAATTGCTGTAGTGCCATTGTTACTAGCTAATTGCAAGACACCAGATGTGTCTGCTGTATATACCATTGCTGTAGCGGTAGTTGTTCCTGCTGAAATTGTAGATGCCATAACTTATCCTTAAAACACAAGCCAGCGTTGTCCGCTAGAAATTGTAACTGTGACACCGTTTGCCATAGTAACTGGACCTACGCTGTGAGCATTGTATCCTGTTTGAATTGTGTAATTGTTACTAATGATTGCAGAATTTAAAAAGATGCCATTATTTGCTGTGACTTGTGATGATTGCAAGTCACCTGTAGAAGGTTTATAAAGTAGTTTAGCATTGCTTGTGTATACAGTCAATGCAGTTCCACTTGTAGATGATGCAAACAATGGATAAGCAAAACTAGTATTTGCGGTGTCATTGCTGATTGCTGCACCACCAACAGAAGCCCATGCAGGAGATGCACCACTATAACCTTCAAACTGATTAGTTGAGGTATTGTATCTCAACATACCTACGACAGGACTTGCTGGTTGTTGTGCTGTAGTTCCTCTAGTTAAAGTTACAGCACCATTAGAAGTAAAAGTAGAATTTTGACTTGAATCTATTAATAAAGCTTGTGTGCCATTGGTAGATATAGCTATTTGATTTATTGCAGGATAGTAGACACCAGTGGTTGTACCACCAGTTCCACCTTGTACTGCTGGAGTTGTTGCGCTATTATCTGTACCGTTAAGAAATAATGGCATTGTTACACTCCTACTTTTGCTTCAAGTGCGATTACTTTAGCATTTAGTTCCTGAATAGCCGCAGTAAGTGTAGCTATTAAAAAACTAGAATCAATACCTTGATAAACAGGTTTACCATCTTCATCTACAGCATCTTTATCGCCTGTAACGGCGTGAGGACATACTTCTGCCAACTCATGAGCAATGAAACCTTCTCCATCAGAGCCATCCGATTTCCATTTGTAGGTGACAGGTTTAAGTTGAGCAACTTTATCCAACACTCCTGTCATCGGCGCAATGTCTTGCTTTAGTCGGTAGTCAGACGAGGTGTTGTAGGCAGTATTCGTTGTTGTCGTTGAAATAGTGCCGATGTTGGTTCCGTTGTACCGGAACGTGATGTTGTCACTTCCAGCGGCATAGTTTTTGTTGATAACAAAATTAGGTGCACCTGTAACACCCGTAAATGAATACCCAATACCTCCTGAGCCAGATGAAGCGGCAGTACCTATATAAACTTCACCCCCAGCAGTGATACGCACTCGTTCTACGGCTGAACAACTAATGCTTACCGAATCTGAAACAATGCTGCCAATTCCGGTGTAAGTATTTGCCGCCGCTTCTTGATTTAAAAAGCGTATGCCGCCATACATACTGAGTTTTGGATTACTTCCGGGTGTGCCACCGCCAATGCCTACATTACCTGCACGATTCAAAATCATTACATCCGTGCCTGAAGAACCAGCATCATTTAATGTTCCAAAGTACATTTGTGTACCGGTATTAAAAATGCGCCAATTCCTAGAATCAACTGCTTGTGAAGAATCTTGAATGACAAACTCAGTAGAGCCGGAATTAGATAGTGTCAATTGCCGAATAGGCGAAGTAGTGCCAATCCCCACATAGCCACCGGAGGTAATACGCATACGCTCTGCGGCATTTGTGTAGAATATAGTGTTTGTAGCAAGACTATTGTACATACGAACATTATTGCCACCATCAACATCAAGCAATAATGCGGTTGCGCTGTTAGTTATATTGTTTAATCTTATTTCACCTCCCTCACCACCAAATGCTCTTCCGGTAATTGCTCCATTTACATCCAATGTTGTTCCGGGTGAAGAAGTACCGATACCCAATTGACCGCTAGTATCAAATCGTGCAGCTTCTGAGTCTGTTGAAGTCTTAAAAATTAAACCCGCAGAACGAATTACATACTGTTTCCAAGCAACTCCGTTATTCAATACACTGGTAACACCATAATCATTGCTTGTATCGTAGAACATCGTAATGGCTGCACCAGAAGATGTTGGATTACCGCCGGTTGAACCAATCCCGCCGACAACATGAAATACACAATTCGGCGAACTAGTCCCAATCCCCAAATTACCAGACGCATCCAGTGTCATTGCTTGGGTGAATGTTATTGCGTTTCCTGCTGTCCCTGATGGGGCGTTGTACCATTTATGTTGACCAGCACCTTGCAAATAAGCTGATGCTTGTGCTGTTTGTAAATAAGTGTCTTGACTACTGCTATTAACAAACGAATTGTTACCAACAATAGTGTTTCCACTTGAATCTGTATAAATGGAAGCTCTATTACTTAATTGAATTGCCTTTACAGTTGACAGCCAAGCACTAGGTGTAACACCAATCCCCACGTTTCCGCTACCATCAATACGCATCGTCTCGCCTGCGCCATATTTGCCAAACGCCATGGCATTACCATAAGCAGCAATATAAGGATCATTTGTAGTGGCTGGTTCTCTAAAACGAATTAAAGCGGGAGAATTGTTTGAGTTTTGAAAAAGTGCAACATTTTCACTAGAAGCAGTAACATTAAGTTTGGCAGTCATCGTTGTGGTACCAATGCCCACGTTGCCGCTGGAATCAATACGCATACGTTCTGCGGAGTTTGTGCCAAACACCATTGGATATGCGCCAGTACCTGTCAATACAGTTGAATAACCATCTGCACCGGATAGTATTGTTCCACCACCATTTGATTCTCTACCAAATTGTGATGTTCCTCCAGTATTTATTACTTGATACCTTACTGCGTTTGTTCCTGTAGTTGAGGTAACTCTTGCAATTGCGGCTGTATCTTGAACATCAAGTTTTACTGCTGGCGAAGTAGTTCCAACCCCCACGTTGCCGCTGGTATCCACCCGTATCCTCTCACTACCTCCTGTGTAAAAGGTCATAGGCAAGTATGTGCCTGTGCCTTCTCTAGTGGCTAATAATGACATGTCAGCGATACTGGCTCGCATTGAAAAACGAGAAACATTAACTAAATCTGAAGAACTAACAAACAGGTCAATCGCTGTATCTGTTTGTGTTCCATTTGGCATTAGCGAAAGTCGAGTTTGACCGTTTAATGTACTTGTTTGAAACAATACTCGATTTGTAATAGTAGCATTACTGAAATCACCAGTAATACGTTGTCCAGTTGAACTGAAATTTAAATTACCTGACCCAATATCCAATTTAGCCGAAGGTGAAATAGTACCAATACCCACGTTCTGACTTGAATCGATATAGACTGCATTAGCTGAACTGGCACCAGTTTGTATCTGTAAAGTACCAGATAAATCTGACTTTACTACGAATGCTGTTGTGAGTAATGTTCCTGTTGATATTGTGCTCATTTTTTATTTTTATAAAATTATCCAACGCTGGCCACTTGCGACATTGACATAGTAACTATTAGCAATCGCTAAAGGTCCAACAGAGAGTCCATTTGTATTTGCTGCAATTGTTACATTACTGGTTATATATGTGCTGTTAATAAGAACTAATGGAGTAGCCGCAACATTAGCAACCGCATAAGCCGCATTTGCTTGAATAAATGCCGCATTCGCATAAATGCCTGTTGTGTTTTGTGAACCGTAAGCAGAATTAGCTTGAGTGAATGCCGCCGTAATACTGGTATTCTGTGTTAAATTAATTCCGTTCGAAGATGAAAAAGCAGAATTAGCTTGAGTGAATGCAGAATTGGCATAAGCACCAGATGTTATCGCATTTGCATTTGCATTATTAGCTGCTAGATATGCAGAGTTAGCGTATGAACCGGATACATTTTGAGTATTGAATGCCGCATTAGCTTGTACAAAAGCTCCGTTAGCATAAAGTTGTGCTGAATTTGCGGTGTAGTATGCGGAGTTAGCATAGGTACCAGTTACGTTTTGACCAGTGTAAGCCGCATTGGCTTGTACAAAAGCACCATTGGCATATAACTGTGCTGAGTTCGCGGTGTAATAAGCTGCATTAGCATAAATTCCGGTTACGTTCTGAGAACTGAAAGCACCGTTGGCCTGTACTAGAGCACCATTTGCATATACACCTGCTGAGTTAGCGGCTACATATGCGGCATTGGCGTAAATTCCTGTAGTATTTTGAGAACCATAAGCTGAGTTTGCTTGCGTGAACGCAGCTGAAATACTGGTATTCTGTGTTAAATTAATTCCGTTAGAAGATGAAAAAGCGGAATTAGCTTGAGTAAATGCGGAATTAGCATACGCACCAGATGTTATTGCGTTGGCATTAGCGTTATTAGCTGCTAGGTATGCCGAGTTAGCATAGGTGCCAGTTGTTATTGCATTTGCATTGGCACCATTGGCCGC